ATAATAAGGTCAGCAAAGTTATCTGACCGGAGCGGGAACCCAATAACGTTGGACGTGCCAACCGCATAAGTTACGCTATCGGTAACGCTTGGAACAACGCTTGCAATATACTTGAATGCCTTCAGCCCGTTTACCGCAGTGCTCTGCGTAGAACTGGTTGTCAGAAGAATATTCTCCGTCATCGGGAAGCCGTAGATGTCATAACCCGAAATGGCAAACGTAATTGAAGCGGTCGGCGTGCCAGAAGTCGGCGTAATCGAAACGGCGCGGGCCACCAGAGCCTGCGGGTTCCACAACTGGACAGTGCCCGAAGAACCAAACGGAACCAAGCAAGTCGCGACAGAGTTACCAGTTGCCGAAGTAACGCCCTGCGTGCCGGTGATAGTAATGGGCGAACCGCTGGTGCCCTGGGCCTGGGTTGCGCCACTCACGGTGTAAACGCCCGTAAAACCCTTGCCAGCGGCAGTGGTGCCAGTGGCCGGGCCATAACCCGTAATCACGCAGCTAGTGAAGCCGGTGTTGCTGCTGTTCAGCACCATACCAACAGTAAGCGGGTTGTTGGAAGCAGTGGTGACAAACAGCAAGTTACCTGCCGTGCCTGACGTACCGTTGCAGATGTAGCCAGAAACCGACGTGTAAGTGTCAAGGCCAATCAAACCCGTTACTGGGGCACCGGTGTTGGGGTTGGTAATAGTGAGGTTTGTGGCAATGCCGCTGGTTGCTGAGTTGGTAGAAGTCAGCGTCATTGCAGTTTTGGCAGTGACCGCAACCGCAGTCGTAACAATCGCCGTGCCTGAAGCCGTTGCGGGAACGGCATTTAGCGTCATAACGTTGTCAAAACCCAAAAAACCAGCAGTAAGAGCGCCAAAATCCTGGCCCGGCTGGTAAGTATAATACTGACGAGGGTCTACAATTCCCGCGCCGCCCCAGAACAGAGAAGGACCCTGTTCTGGGTTGTAATCATAATTGGGCGCTGCGCCGTAAACGACAAGCGGACCCGAGAAAGCAGTAATAGACATCTGCTAGGTTCCTTACGAGGTCGGGAAGTTGCCGTAAATCGCGCGGTAGTTGTAGTAGCCAAAGCTGTAACGTTCGTAGCCCTTAACCAGCAGGTTATCAGTCTGGAAATCAACCTGCATATCAGTTTCGAACGGGATACGCTCCATGTAGCTCAGACCGTCGATGTTGGTCAGAAGGAACCAAGCATAAGCTGAGGTCAAGAAATCATTGACCATGTAGCCTTCTGACAGACCGCCCGCCGTGGTAAGAATGGCGTTCACGTCGTTGTCAGCCGTGCCAGGCCGAAGTTCCGTTTTCATCAAACGAATGGCAACCGGCTCAAGCTGCGGCGGAATAACCAACTTACGACCGCGAGCAAAAATTTTCAGACCGGCTTGGTCTTTGAAGTTCGTTCGGATAGCAATCATCGAGTTCAGCAAAGTGGCTTCGTTCAAATCAACCTGAGTTGACGGGGTATTGGCAATCGTGCCGCCGTCAATAGGATGTGCCGTGGAGCAAAGCGCAACACCGTCACCGCCAACCGCGTTGTTGTAAGTCTGCGCCGTGTTGAGGATAGACGCACCGTAAATTTCTTTGGTCTGGTGAAAAGCTTCAATCAGGCCCAAGTTAGACGGGTGAAACTGCGTCTTATAGATGTTATCGTCAATTGCCTTGCGGGTAATGGCGTAACCAAGACCAATTTCAGTGTGTTCCTGGTTATACACATAACGCTCACCAGCGCTGTTGTCGAAGCCAGTCTGACCACCTTCCTGCTTAAGCTGGGCAAGACCCAAGAAGCGCAGTTCCGCCGTGCGTTCAACCGCCAGCTTGGAATCGTGCTTCGTGAAAATCTTGTCATACTGAGACGGAATCATCTCATACTTACCTTCAATCCCCCGCAGGCCGGGAAGCAGAAGGTCTTTAATGGCACTAAGATTAACAGCCATGATTAATTACTCCCTTAGATGCCAGCAAAGCCGCGCGGCATCGAGTTATTGAACCCGACAACGATACGGTTGTAAGCAGTGGTGCTATCGTTTCCGTTGATGCTTGCCAGCGGGCTGGTTCCGCCCGGCGTGTAGTTGGCAAGCGAGATAATGCGGAACGGCAGGAAGGAGTTGGAAGCGTAGGTGCCACCCACGTTTGCAACCAGCGTCTGCGTGTCCGCGTAAGCGCCTGACAGGCCGTTGGCGGTCGAGCCAGTGCCCATGGAGAACCCAATGTTCTGACCAATGCTGGTCAAGCTAACCGCAACCGCCGTGCCCGAAGACGCGCCGGTCTGCACAAGGAACTGAGCGTTCGGGTCACTGACAATGTAAGCCGTCACATCGCCGTTAGCATCCGAACCAGGCCAATAGTTGCTGAACACCGGGCGCTTCTGCGAAGTGGACAGATACTTGCAGCCGATGAAAATACCAGCAACCGGCGTGAACACCGTGGCAGCGCCAAAAGTCAACGTGGAGCTAAACGCGCCCGTGACGTTGAAAGTTGCAGTGGTCGTCGTGGAAGCGGTAATCTGGAAAGGACCGTTGAAACCACCGCCCGTCGCAAACGACGTGCCGGTGAATACAATGGTCGAACCGACCGCAGGGGCAGTCGTGGAAGTGAACGTTGCAACCGCAACGCCGTTCGTCACCACAATGCCGCTGACCGCCAAAGACTGCGGGGCAGAAGCCGCAGCAATATAACCAGTGCCAAGACCGGTCGTGCCAGTCGCCTGGACAATAGGGTCTCCAAAATAAATTGCAGTGGCGTTGCTGGAAGAAATAGACGAAACAGTCTGCTCAAAGGTCGGGGTGGCACCCGTGCCGATATACTGCGAAAATCCGAACGGCGCGTTAGTGTTCGCCATGACGGTTGACTCCTTAAAAGGAGGTTCCCATCATCGCGCACCGGGGCGATGAGTAAACCAAGTTTTTATTCAAATCTTCCACACCGAGGGAAGTGATATAGTAAAGCCACAGAAACAAAAAAAATGCAAGAGATTTTTTACATCTCTTGCATAAAAATTACACAGCCCCGTTTGGAATAGGTAGTGGCTCAAAATTATTGCGCACCTTGGTGTTCAATTCACCAAATTCGTTGCTCGTCTGCGCAAGGCTCTTTTTGTTAGACGCCACATATTCTTGCGCCGCCCGAAGTTCTCTTTGCCGCGCGCGGTCAACAAGAATCTTAGGGCGTTCGTAAAGGCGCATGCCTTTGCGGTCGATAGTTTCATTTTTCCCAGGCATCATGTCCCGATGACGGTTGGCCGGCACCGGTTCCCACCCATTGCGAGCCAGTTCATAATCATATGATGGGTCGTTCTGGCCCAGCACCGTATGACGCCGCCATTCATACTCCCAACCATCAGGCACACGCGCTCGGTCAATATAAAACTCATCCGAGTTAACGCCCAAATTACCGCCCGCAGCCTCAAGCACTTCCGCCGCGCGAATGGCAGCGCGCGCACGCGGGTCATCCTCACGCATCTTCGGGCGTGGTGCAGAAGGCATCGAAGGAGTGGGGTTTTCATTGTCAACAGGAGCAGCAAAAGTTTTAGTCAGCAAGCTCTTCGACGTCTTGCGGGGAGGCATCAGCCGGCGCGGCGACTTTGCGCTAGGTGCAACAGGCTTTTCGTTCAAATCATCACTCATTATCGGCTCCCACGTTGAATTTTCAATTTCTGCTTAGCGTATTCTTCCGGCGTCATTTTGTTCAACCGAGCAATGTCCATTTCCTCGCTTGTCAAGCGCATGGTCCGGCTGCCAGGCGTCCCACGAGTGACCGGTGCCGCCGCAGGTGCCGGTTGCTGCGCAGCACGAGGCCGAGCAGCTTGTTCCATGGGATTTTCTGCTGCTACAACCGACACAAGAGGAGCAGGCTTTTTAATCTTCAACGTGGTTTCAATGGCGTCAAAATATTCGTCTGTGTCTGGGACGATACCTTCTGCGGTCGCCAAGTTATGCGCCGCCACCATACGTTGGAAATTGCGGCTGTCTTGAGCATATTCAGGATGCGCACGAACCCATGACGCCGAACGAGGAGACAAGCGTGAAGCCAATTCCTCAACAGGGTCTTGAGTGCTGCGTATTTCCTGCGGAGGCTTGCTCCGCATAGCTTCTTCGCCGTTCCGGAGTTGAAGCAGCTTAGCTTCAGCGCCAGACATTTCTTTCTGGATTGCTGCCGCGGTCTGGTAATCTCCCGCAGACATTGCTTCAGCATACCGTGCCACGTAAATTTCAGCATGGCTTTCCAAAGTGCTAATTGCACTACGGATAAGCTGCAAATTGCTCGAATCTACTTCATTTTGGCGTTGGGCTGCTTCTTGTTCAGCTCTAAACCGGGCGGCTTTTTCCGCTGCAAGCTGCCGTTTTAGTTCTTCAACTGCGGCGGTTTCGTCAATTCGTTGAGGTTCTTCTGTTGCAGGAGCAACTTCTCTGACTTCGACAGTGGCTTCGCCCGTTTCTGACGGTTCCGCTTCAATTTCAACGGAAACATCTTTGGTTTCATCTGTTTCTTTGGTCATTACCACACCCTATCCGGTTGGTCGATACGCCCACGAACGTTAATATCTTCAAGAACGCGGCACAATACGCCGTTCACAGTAATGCTCCACCCATCAGACGGGCGGAAAAATACCCAATCGTCCAATTTAATGCTCATTCCTGAAAACCAGCCGTCGCCATTATCAACAAATGCGCCAAAACCCGTTTTAACAATCAAACCTACCTTAGATTGCACCCGGTCTTCGTCTCGATGAGTATCAGGAAGATACAAACCAGATTTTGTCTTTTCAGGACGAAGGTAAACTGCAATCAAAACTTGATTATTAAACAGTTCAACTGCGCTGATATCTCCCAAATCCGTTTTTAGCTTTGTCGCAGGGTCAACGTCATGCACCATTGTCATGAACGGCATGTAAAAACTCCGGTTAGCGTTGGTCTGTGATTGATTTAGTTTCGTCGCACAACGAAAGAGCAAGTCGGAGCCCTTCAATGGCTCCGACTTTCCAGCAATAATCAGAAAAATCAGCAATACTATGCCGATTCGCAATGTGTTCCATGCGTTCGACAATAGCGTCGCTAATAAATTTCCTGATTAGCGCATCATAATGCTGGGCTTGCGTTAGCATTATGGTGCCTCTGGCAATTCCATCCAATGGGTGATGCCGTCAGAGTCAATTTCATCGCCGTTGCGGGCGCAGAAAAAAAACCCATCTTCATCAAGCCATACCGTTAGACAACGGTCATATTCTACTGACCACACCATGATATCGGTGCAGTCAGTTGGGGCGGTGTCAATGGGCATCCATTCATTCGTCATCTTCGTCATCCTCGGCGCTCAGAGCTTCAATCGTTGCCATCACGCCTGCAACAAACCCGTTGAAATGCGCGTGCGCGACTTCGCAATAGTCCTCGTCTTCCTCGTCCTCGTCCTCGTCCTCGTCCTCATCGTCCTCATCGTGCATAGCTTCGTCAAAAATCAAATAAGCGTTTTCCGCCAATTCTTGAACTTCAATGAGAATTTCATCTCCCGCCGCAACAAGAGCATTCAAACGCTCCATAATAGCTTCAAACTGCGCGTTATCCAACTTAACTGACACTTCGTGCATATCAACCTCCACCATACTGTTTAATCTTTTCCAAACGCCCCCGACCGCCGCCTGCTCCTGCGTCGATAGGGTATTCAGCACGGCCACCAGACTTGCGGCCCATAGCCGCGCCAGGCGGCATCATTCCA